GGGGATACCAAACAGGAAGGCTCGCTCCATCTCAATCGAATGAAGCTCCAGAGCCTCTCTCTTCGCCTCTTTGTACTGGTCACCAGTCCGCAGTTTGGTCTTTCTTGCGGTACGAGTGATATCTAGAGACGTTCGAAAGATCTGGGTGTAGTTGTAGTACTTAACAGGGTCATAAGCGATGGCAACCGGAATATTTGCACCTTCCTCGTTGATGTTGCCAACCACAATGAGGCGGTCAGCATTGGCAAGGTTGTGACCATACAACCCATTATCATCCGCCTCTAGGAGTTTGACTGTGATCTTGCTATTATCCCCAGCAGCCGCCACAGCAGTTACTTTACAGATGACATCAACAGAGAAATCATCCTCATCTCGAAGCACTAACTGATGTCCCACTCTCACGTGGGCGATGGTTGCCGCAGCACACTTAGTATAAAGAGTGTCCCCATTAGCTCCACCACTCACATAAGGAGTAGTCATACTAGAGTCAGTATAAATACCAGTGATAGCCCCTGCCTGCTCTGGCAAGTTCTTCGTCCACCAATAGAACTGAGGATCATCTACCTTCTCACTTGCCATCTTGCTAAGAATAGCAGTGAGTGGAGCTTGACCATTGGGATACAAGAACAGGATACCTTCGCGCCAGTTCTTCGGGCGCATATCGCTGTCCGACCAATCACCATTACCTCTCATACCCATAAATGCAGCCATTGTAAAACCTCCAACTAAAAGATTGTTTCAGCAACTTCCTTCTCAATTCCAGTGAGTTTAGAAGGGGTTTCAGGTCTCCTTCCAGCAGGACCTTTAGGGGCAAATGCTGGAGGGGGAGTATTCTCCTCACTAGGTGGAGGAGTTTTCATTCGTGCGATTTCAGATAATCCTAATCTCTTTCTCACCTCCTTCCCAGTTTCTTCAAATACCTTCCCCACATTCCAATCAGGGTTAGCAGCAGCAAGTTCATTCGCCACATAAGTAGCAAACTTAGCATGAGGTTTAAGGTCTTCATTAACCCTATAAAACTCATTGACTAATTCCTTCATGCCAATCTCTTGCTCTACCAACTTAACCACAGTCTGTGGTATAGATAGGAGTACGGTGTTAACTGCTTTATTCATTGCACTCGTTATCACTTCGTTAAACTTTTCATGACTTTTGAACATCTCCGTAAATTCATCTTCATTCTTTATAAGAGGATAGATATCCTGCTTAACCTCAGTAGGCGTAGCTACTGGAGGTGTGACTGAAGGCTCTGAAGGCTTCGGAGGGAGGACGGACTCCGGAGGTGGCGTGGGTTTACCTTGCAGAGCCTCAGTCAACACCATCACCTGCTCCAATAACTTCTTATTCTGTTCCTCCAGCGCTTTGATTCTATCATCGGTTATAGAAGGTGCTGGTGCGGGTGGAGGTGGAGGTGGAGTCTCCACAGGAGGCGGAGGTGTTTCAGCAGGAGTCTCTGAAACAGGAGGTGTTTCAGTGTCAACCTTCTCCCCATCAGTAGGAGGTACTTCTGCAGGAGGGGGAGGAGGAGTATCGTCTGCAGGAGGAGGAGTCTCTGCAGGAGTGTCAACTTTAGGAGGTTCCTCTACAGGCGGTACATATCCTTCCAATGTATCCAACATATCATTCACTTGTTCTTTTTCTATCTCATTCATCACTTGCTCCTTTCGGTGTCATGCGTTCAGCCTCTAGTTCCTCGATTACAGTCTCGGGAAAGGCCAGTAAATATTTTAACTCCCTAATCGCGCCTCTTAAAAAGGCAGTGTTTTTACAATCAGGTTGGTCAATTTCATCCCTAAAACTTTCGAGTCTGTATTTCAGAGCTGTCTTCATATCTAACCAGATAGCACTCTCTACAAACTCCTTATATTCAGACAAGCTAGCATTAACTACGTCATTCACTTCGTCCTTCTTCATTCCAGTCCTCCTGCTAAAGCAGTTGCTACACCAGGCAATGGTAGCACATTACCTCCACTCACCTCACTAGCTAACCTCTCCTCGCTCACAACCTCTGACTTAATCTTACCTCCTTTCTTGATGAACTCATCCACATTCTTCTCACCAGTAAGGCGAGCAATATGCTTGAAGACCCTGGTAATGTCAAACACTTGGTAGAGGTCAGGAGAGGTAGCCATTATTCTATACATCTCCAACCAAGTATCAGCACTACTTGGGTCCATAATACTCCCATCCTTTATCACTACATCAAAGTCGACCAATAAGTCAAATGGACTTACCTTCATACTGCCACCAACTACCCCATACTCCTCCTCTAACTTATCCTGCCAAGCCCCCGTTGTCTTCACATAGAGTTCCTTACTCATGAGTTGCTGAGTATGACTTGCCATCATATATCCTAGGTCTTGCATAGCCATGACACTAGACATCCTAGCCCCCATAGCTAATCTACTAAGAGCACTCTGTCTAGTACCATGAGCCTCCTCAGCACTCACCCTTTCACTTGTCCTACGTTGGATTCCCTGCAGAATGTCCACCGCACCAGTGCATCTTTGTATCATATCAATTAAAACTGGTGCTTCTTGGACGTGTTGACGAGTTACATCATCAACTTTCAACTGCATGACTGCATTTTCCACACCTCGACCCCATCCACCCCTTCTCATTCTCACTAATTTGCCAGGGGAAGGGTCTTTTAAGTCCTTAATATTGACTAAGAAGGGGTCAACTATCAACATATCATTGATTGCCTTCCTAACATTGGCAATGTGGCTGGAAAACATCCAATCAAGTGTCTCTTGTAAGCCAAAAGTCAGCTCCAATTTACTAATCGGAGTCACTCCATACCCATCAAAGTCAGGTGCATTGACTACAATTGGGTACATATTATGGTTTAGTCCAAGTGGCATAGCCATTGTAAGTATCTTATCCCCACTAACTCTAAAAAACCACTTCTCGGGATATTCGTTGGTTGATAATCCTAACTCTTTAGGGATTAAGTTAGCATACATATAGATATTATCAACTGGCTTATTGACCACCTGTTGAGGAGTACTTATCCCATACTTCTCATTTCTCGAACTTGGGTCGCTATAAGTAACAATGGAACTCCTCCCATCCAGATCCTTCAAATACTTAACATTGAAGCAGGTATTACCAGCTCCCTCGTAGGATAGCATATTTACGTAACTCGACCTCTCCAACCAACCAACATACTCACCCTTCTGTACCTGGTCAATAGGCACATTCACATCAGGAAGGTAAAGATATGGGTCAATATTGAGCAACTCATTCCCCTCATAGAGTACATCTTCAACTGTCCTCCTGTTATACCCAGTCTTAATAAACGTATTTCTTATCATGCTGAAGAAACCACCCTCTTCTTTTATTACCTTCTTCCCCATAGTCTTTGTCCACCTAGGATGGACAACTCCAAACCCATAAGCATAAGCATCACGAGCCATTGTATGAAGGTTAAGAATCATCTTAGACCTGTGAGTCTGGACCTCCAACACCTTCTCAAGCAAGATAGCGCCAATAGTATCTTCAGGACTCATCCCTTCATACCTAAACACAGGCATGTCCAAGAAAGCAGCTGTCCAATAGGTTAGAAGGGTCTCAAGTGTGGCATACATGTAAGGGATGATAACCCTTACAGGCTTCCTCTCATCACTTGATTTAATCTTATACTCCTTGTCATCTAACTTAATATAAGCCGTGAGGGATTGGTCTATCTTTCTCCACTGCTCATGACGATTACTCATTACAGAATAAGACTCCCTAGCCCTATCTAACACATACCGCACAAGTTTCTCATGCAGCTGAGAGCCAGGTCTTAAATCCAACCCTTCAGGATACTTATATCCTAAGTCATCTGTAATAGTCATTCCCGCCAAACGGTTAGCAGCGTTAGGATCTAATGTAACTGGCATCCTCAACCTCCTTGAATTAGTCCATGACCACGAAGGGTTGCTAAGATTGTAGTAATATATGATAAAGCCAAACAAGCTGCATTATAGGCAGCAGCGGCCTGATATGTAGTAGCTGCATCCTTCACATCCTTGCAG